CTGTCCGTTTCTCCCCCCGGCAGCCTTGCATAGTCAGGAATATTCACATGGCCTCTGACTTAAGCCACAAGAGCCAGGATGCGCCAGTCTTTGGCAGCACTGAGCCACGCATATTCACCAGGAAGGGTGCAGGCCGGTCAAGAGGCCCAGCGCTGGTGGCCTGGGCAGCTGAGGCAGGCATTGAGCTACTGCCATGGCAGATGTGGCTGCTGGACTATGCGCTCATGCGCCGGTCTAACAGATGGATCAGGCGCACAGTGCTGGCCTTAGCAGCCAGACAGAATGGCAAGACTAGGCTGACCACAGTGAGGGTGCTGGGTGGCATGGTGCTGTGGGGTGAGGAGGTTATCGGCGCGGCGCAGAATAGGGATGTGGCGCTGGAGTCATGGAGTGAGGCCTATGAGGCAGCAGAGGAACTAGGCCTAGAGCCATGGGATGTGCATAGGACTAATGGCAGGGAGTCATTCCGCATTGGGCGCACTGCTCGATACAAGGTCACAGCCTCCAACAGGTCAGCTGGTAGAGGCCTCCATGGTGACCTGGTGGTGCTGGATGAGCTAAGAGAGGCCACTGACTGGAAGGCCTATGCAGCGCTGGAAAAGACCAGGCGCGCCAGGCCTGACAGCCAGTTTTGGTCAATCAGCAATGAGGGTGATATGAGCAGCATTGTGCTGCGCACCCTGGCTGCTCAGGGTGAGACCTGGAAGGATGACCCCACCAGCCCATTGGGTTTCTACAGCTGGTCTGCTGCGCCAGAGCTAGAGCGCCATGACCCTAGAGGCTGGGTGCAGGCCAACCCAGCGCTGGGTTACCTGTTCCCACTGGACACCATTGAGCAAGAGCTACGCACTGACCCACCTGAGGTCTTTGAGACTGAGGTCTTGTGCAGGCCGGTCATGGTGCTGCGCCCATATCTGCCTGAGGGTGCCTGGGCAGCCTGTCAAGAGCGCAGGCAGCCTCTGCCTGAGGCAGCTGGCTCTGTGTGCCTGGGTGTGGCAGCTGGGCCTGAGCTAAGGCATGCCACCATCTGTGTAGCCTGGCGCAGACCTGATGGCAGGCTGGGTGTGGATGTGGCAGCTGCTCTGGATGAGGCTGATGGGCCTGTGCTGGGCAGGCTGGCAGGCAGGCTGCAAGAGCTACTGGAGCGCTGGCGCCCACCTGTGGTGGCAGCTGCTGCCAAATCACCACTAGAGGCCTCTGTGGGGCGCCTGGTGCCTCCAGGCACTGAGGTCATGGGTGTTGGGGTGGCAGAGACACAGCGGGCCTCAGCATCCTTCTATGAGGCAGTGACCACCAGGCAGCTGATCCACATGGGAGACCCCACCCTTGACGCGGGCCTGGCTGTGGCCTCAGCTGACAGGCCTGGAGACACACCCACCAGGCGCTCAGCTGCCTCTGACATTGACGCAGCGCAGGCTGCCATCCTGGCCTGCCACGCGCTGACCTCCAGACCGGCGCCGGTCAGATCCCCCAGCTGGTCTGCGTTTTGACCTCTGACGCTCTGACGCTCTGACAGCCTCTTGCGGGCCTAGCATGCCTGTGCTATGGATGCACAAACTGAATATGCAGCTGGAGGTCAGCCATGGGCTGGATGATGGTGATGGGTCACTGCGTGGCCTGCCATGAGATATTCACATTCTCAGCTGAGCGCGTGCCATCCCTGGTGGTCAATGGTGAGCGTGAGCCAGTGTGCCAGGCCTGCATCACCAGGGTGAATCCCATACGCATTGCCAATGGCTTGCCTCCCATCGTGCCTCTGCCTGGTGCCTATGAGCCAGATGAGGTCATGTGAATGCCTCCCAGGAAGGCTGCAGGTAAGACAGCTGATGATGGGCCTAGGCCCACTGACGCAGAGCTACTGCAGGCCATCAGTGACTACAGAGAGGCAGAGGCTGCCCATCGCGCTGCATATGACAGATACTTTGAGGCCCGCAGGGTAGTGGTGGATGCGCTGCACCGCGCTGGCATCAGAGACTTTGTGGGCCTCCACAGGATCTGATGGCCACGCTTTACAGCCTCACAGTGAGCCATGGCAGTGACCTAGGCACTGCTGATTACAAGGCACTGCATATGGTGCGCCTGGCCTTGCTGGCTATGGCTAGCCATGGATTCATAGAGGCCTTTGAGACTTACTCAGGCCCGGAATCCACCTGCTGGTCATTCCAGCGTGGCAGTGAGGATGCAGACCAGGTGCTGGCGCAGACAGTGGTGCTGGTGCGTGAGGTCTGTGACTGGCCAGTGTCGGCAGCTGTCTCACTAGATGGGCCAGATTTGGCATGATAACGGTACGCAAAGCGTATGGAGGCCCAGCTGCCTGACCAGGGATTATGCAGCTACGCAAAGCGTCAGCTGAGCGCTACCTGGAAGTTATCACGCATGGTCTAGCGGGCAAAAGTGCTGGTCAGAGGCCTGAGACCCCTACGCAAAGCGTTAGCTGGTATGCTAACTAGCCTACCAGCAAGGTGCTGGTGGGAAGGCTGACACCCTCCCACCAGCTGCTGGTGGCCTACCCACACCAATGAGAGGAACACACCAGCAATGACCAGGATAGATGATGACCTCATGCGGTCATGGCAGCTGCACCTGCAGGCTAAGCAGTGCAGCCCGCGCACCATCAAGGTCTATCGTGAAGGATTCAACCGGCTGCGCCTATGGCTGGAGGCTAATGAGCGCAGCTGCGTAGTCACCACTCTTGACCGTAATACCCTGCAGGCCTTCCTGCTGGATATGCAAGAGCGCTACGCACCAGCCACCCAGGCTATTAACTATAAGGCTGTCAAGCAGCTATGTAACTGGCTGCTGGATGAGCGTGAGATAGATACTCACCCCATGGCCCGCATCCCTGTGCCTCAGGTGCCTGAGACACCCATCCCTGTCTTTGAGGCAGATGCCATCAGCGCCATGCTGGCCATTCACTCTGGCAAGACCTTTGATGACCGGCGCAACACAGCCATCCTCATGCTGCTGGCTGACTCAGGTCTGCGCTGTGAGGAATGCGCCACCATCCAGCTGGCCAACCTGGACATCATCGCAGGCACTGTGCTGGTCAAAGGCAAGGGTGGCAAGTGGCGCACCGTAACCTTTGGCCAGCAGACTGCAGTGGCTCTGGATCGCTACCTGCGGGCCAGGAAGGCCCACAGGTGGTCAGAGCGCTCTGACAGGCTGTGGCTGGGCGCCAGAGGCCCGCTAGGCACCAATGGGGTGGCGGGCCTGGTGCGTGCCACCTGCCAGCGCGTGGGCATCCCTGGAGGCCACACCCACCTGTTTAGGCACACCTGGGCCTCAGCCATGAAAGAGGCTGGCGTCCAGCCTGATGAGCTAAAGGCGCTGGCAGGCTGGAGCAGTGACGCCATGCTGCAGAAATATGGGCGCGCCACCCTAGACCGCAGAGCGATAGCGACAGGCCGCCGACACTCCACGATGGATAGGTTGCACCGCAAGGCTTAGCACCCTGCTGGGCCTCATGCAAAAAGTGAATACGCAAGACGCGAATACGCAGGTGAGAGGCCATCTTTGATGGCCTCTTGCCTTGTCTGGCCTCAGGCTGCATCATGCAGAGACCTACCTGTCAAGAGCGATAGAGGTAGGGGTGGGAGGCACTGCATCATGCTGGCGAACGAGCGAATCAAGTACCGGCGCATCAAGCGCGACATTGGCACGCAGCAGGCTGCTGGCCAGCTGATGCACCCTCCTGTCAGTCAGGCTAAGTGGTCACGCTGGGAGCGTGGCCTGAGTCATCCCAGGAAGGCTGAGCGCCTGCAGCTGGCTCAGATCCTGGGTGGCAAGCCTGCTGACTACGATGGGGAAATCTGAGCGCAGGCGCGACCCCCAGGAATGGGAAGCTAGCGCCAACCTTGCCAATAGTGAGCGCTGGGCTAAGGCCTCTGCTGAGCAAAGAGCAGAGCAAGGTCAGCGCATGCGTGACGCTAAGAGGCAGCTGTGGGCCTCTGAGATAGATCCTGATGGGCTGCTGTCAGCTGATGAGCTACAGCGCAGGCTGGATCATATGCAAAAGGCAGCCATGCGCAGGCTGACGCGGGCCAGAGTCATGCGCCGGAATGCTAAGCGCTCAAAGAAAAAGTGAGGCCTACCCACACCATGAGTAATCCCAGGAAGCAGAGAGGCACTGAGGCTGAGAGTCAGGCCTGTCACTACCTGCAGGGTATGTTCCCTGAGGCACACAGGCTGGCGCCAGCTGGTGCAGTAGACAAGGGTGACATTGGTGGCATCCCTGACCTGACCATCCAGGTGAAGAATCACAAAGAGATGCGCCTGGCTCTGTGGGTGGATGAGGCAAGGCAGCAGGCCAGCAATGCTGGCAATGCGGTCTTTGTGGTCATCCACAAGCGCAGAGGCAAAGGTGATCCTGGCCAGTGGTATGTCACCACCACCCTGCAAGTGTTCGCAGAGACCTTTTCAGACCTGCTGACTTAAGCCAGCGCGGGGGTGAATATGAGAGAGACAGGCCTGGTGGCCTTCACTGTGCCACTGGAGACAAGACCGGCGCACCGCATCAGGGTGGCCAGCCATGAGACACCACAGACAGCCTCAGGCTGGGTGCCAGAGCAGCAGGTCAACCTGGTGCTGCTGATGGAGGCAGCTGAGGCCCGCATCATTCTGGAGGCCTTCAGTAATGGCCACTAGAGCAGAGGCAGATTGGGCCAATGCACTGGCTCTGTACTACGCAGCCAGGCAGGCCTATCACATGGCCTTGCTCAGCTACATAGACAGAGGCTGCAGCATGCAGCGCGCCCACCGTAAGACGCGCAGGCAGAGAGAGGCCAGAGACAGAGCGCTGGCCCAGCTGCGCAACCTGAGCCAGCACAGAGAGATAGGAGTGTGCGAGTTATGACCAGCCCAGCGCTGGCTGTCAGCATCAATGGAGTCAGGCGCTATAAGAATCCTGGCAGGCATGGTGGGCAGCCGGTCTATGCCTCAGTGACCCATACCGTCAAGGCCATGCCAGCGCCAATGCTCATTAACTGGGCTGCAAAGGTCACAGCTGAGCGCGCTGTGGAGCGCTCAGAGACCTGGCTGACCATGCCAGCAGCTGAGGCTGTGGCCTGGCTCAAGAGCGCACCCAATCAGCAGCGTGACGCTGGTGGCGCCAGAGGCAGTGACACCCATGCCTTTGTTGAGCATGTGCTGGCTGGTGCTGAGGTAGAGCCAGCCAATGGCTATGAGGCAGCAGCCAAAGGCTTTATCAGGGATTTCCAGCCGGTCACTGAGCTACTTGAGCAGACAGTCTTTAACGAGTCTCACCTATTCGCAGGCACCCTTGACTGGCTGGGCATCCTCAAAGGTGCGCCTGAGCTAAAGCGCTGCATCATTGACTGGAAAACATCCCGCGGTGTGTACGCAGAGCACATGGTGCAGCTGGTGGGTGGCTATGCCATGGGTGCTGAGTATTACCTGGATGGCGCCCAGGTGGAGCAGGCCTGGCAGCCACCTGACTCAGCTGTGGTGGTCTTGCTGGGTGCTGACGCCAGCTATCAGGTGCAGAGGGTGCCAATGGATGAGCGCCTGCGCAGAGTCTTTAGAGCGTGCCTGGAGATACGCAAGTTTGAGGCAGCTGGTCTCCAGACCCAGCCTGTGGAGGCAGAGATCAGCTGGGATGAGGTCTGGCTGCAGCAGTGGCTGGAGGCCCACACCCATGATGAGCAGCTGCGGCTGGCCAATGTCTGCAGGCAGCAGGTGCCACCTATCGAGATACGCAGGCGCTACCGGACAGCTGATGATGTCACGCACATCATTGGCCTAATCAAATTACTAGAAATGGAGGCTGCATCAGATGAGTGATCCTTATGATGACCCTAGGGTGACCATGGGTGACCGGATCAGGTTTGATGAGGTTGGCGACAGAGCCAAAGGCCGCATCACCAATGTGGAGGTCTTTACTGGCATGGGCAATGGCTGGAAATACGATCTGGCCAATGTTGCGGTCAGGCAGAGCAATACCCAGGAAATGAGGAATCAGGCAGAGGTCATTGCCACTCCCACTAACCTGGTGGCGCAGCTGAAGGAACAGAGGCCACGCACTGGTGACACCCTGGACATTGAGCTAATAGACCTGCGCAAGACCGCAGCAGGCACAGCAAAGATATTCAGGGTGGAGACCACTAAGGCTGAGCCAGGCCAGATCCCAGGCCAGCAGAATCTCTTTGGTGATGGCGCAGCTGCGCCCACTCCAGCACCCACTGCACCTGCGCCAGCTGCGCCTGATGATGACCTCTTTGGCTGATCCAGACCAGGCCATGCAGTGGCTGGCTGGCCTGCATGCCTTCAGTGACCCAGCTGAGCAGGTCAATGTCTTTATGCAGCAAGGCAAATACGTTGACATTGCCTGGGCGCCGGTCAGCCAGCTGGAGCAGCTGCGTGACCCCATAGCTAACTTTGCAGCGCGTGGTGACGTTTATTTCAGCGTGGCCACGCGCTGGCAGCAGCTGCCTGGCAAAGAGCGTGGTGGTGAGTCAGATTGCGCCCACATCCCAGGTCTGTGGCTGGACATAGACATTGCAGATGGCACAGGCGCTCACAAACTGGCCAACCTGCCACCCAGCATCCAGGCAGCTGCCCAGCTGGTGCAGAGATTCCCTGTCACACCCTCAGCTGTGGTGCGCTCAGGTCATGGCATCCAGCCATGGTGGCTCTTTGCTGAGCCATTGGCAGTGGCAGAGGCCAGGCCTCTCTTGCACAGGTGGCAGCTGACCTGGGAGGCCATGGCAGCTGAGCATGGCTGGCATCTGGATGATGTCTCAGATGCAGCGCGCATGATGCGCCTGCCTGGCACCATCAACTACAAAGCAGAGCCAGTGGTGGCCACAGCAAAGGCAAACTGGCAAAGGCGCCAGGTCAGTGACATTGATGATTGGCTGCTGCCAGTCTCACCCGATAAGCCACCTGGGCAGGCACCACCCATGCATGCCTATACCGCGCACCTGGCAGGCCATGCCTTTAACCTGGCTGTGCCACCTGGGGATGTGCTGGCCAGAGCAGGCTGTGACTCAGTGGGCATAGATGAGGATGGGCAAGAGCATTGGCACTGGCCTGGTCAGAGCCACAGCCATGGCTGGACTGTCTACCCACCAGCTGGGGATGAGCGCTGGGCGCATGCCACCTGCTACTCAGAGACCTGCCACAGGCAGACCGGCACACCACTGCGCACACCACTGAGCGCCTTTGCCTGCCTGGCCTGGCTGGAGCATGGTGGAGACTTTGCAGCTGCGCGGGCCAGGCTGGTGGCTGAGGGATGGCCAGACAAACTGGCAGCTGGCCTCATAAGGCCCGCAGAGGCACCTGTGGGCCTCTCTGTGCCTCTGGCAGCCACGCCAGCTGCAGATGTGGCACCTGTGGAGGTTGGCTGGCTGTGGAGGCCATGGCTGCCAAAGGCAAAGATAGTGACGCTGGATGGTGACCCAGCCACAGGCAAGAGCACCATGGTGCTGGATCTGGCAGCCAGGATCACCACAGGTGGCCTCATGCCTGATGGCACGCCAGCTGGTGGCCAGGGTGCAGTGGTGCTGGCTGCAGCTGAGGATGACCTGGCTGACACAGTGGTGTGGAGACTCAAGGCAGCTGGTGCTGACTTAAGCCAGGTGTTCTACATTCAAGATGATTTCACCATCCCCGGAGACCTCCAGCGCCTTGAGCTACTGGTGCGCCAGACCCAGGCAGTGCTGGTGGTCATTGATGTGCTCTATGAGTACCTGGGTGATGGCACTGACAGCTATAGAGACCAGTCAGTCAGAGCAGCGCTCAGGCAGGTGCGGGCCATGGCAGAGCGCACAGGCGCCACTGTCATCATGCTGCGCCATTTCACTAAGGCGCCTGGCTCTAAGGCCATCCACAAGGGTGGTGGCAGCATTGGGGTGGTGGGCGCAGCCAGAGCAGGCTGGATGGTGGCCTACCACCCTGAGGATGAGACTCTGAGGGTGCTGGCGCCGGTCAAGATCAATCTGGCTGCCATGCCTAGGCCTCAGGGATTCAGGCTGATGCCACATGACACCATGCCATGCGCCTATGTGACCTGGACTGGTGAGGTCTCCATTGGCACTGACGCATTGGTCAACCCACCCACCATGGTGGATAACCCTGAGGAAGGCGCCACAGTGGCCTTTGCAGCGCGCTGCCTGCGCCAGTGCCTCAATGACCAATGGCAATGGACTGATGAGGTTATGAAGCTATTAGCTGAGTGGCAGTTTTCTAAAAAGACCATTGACAGAGCCAGGGTTATCCTCAATGTGGAGGCTAAGCAGTTTGGGCCTGACAAGACCACAGGCCATGAAAGAGGCTGGAAGATCAGGCTGCCACAGGAAAAGGCACCTGATGACCAGCCCTAGGAGTCAGATAGTCAGAGGTCAAGGTAAGACCTCTGACCCTCTGAGTGGAGTCAGAGAGTCAGAGGTCTTACCTGTACCCTCTGACCATCTGATAGGGATGCTGGCCCAGGCCGGTCTGCTCTATGCCACCCTAAAGCGCGGGCCATTGGAGACAATGATGCAGGTTGCCCAGCACCCTGTCTTTGGTAATCCAGACACTGTGCTGCTGGTGGCATGGGCCATTAAAGGCCAGCTAACGGGCCATGAGTGGCACAGCTGTGAGCGCTGTGGAGGCCTCAGGCTGATAACTCCCAGCCCAGCCCATCCCAGGCTGTGCCTAAACACACCAATGTGTGCAGGGAGATACCGGCGCATAGCTAAGAGACCCATACTCAGCAAGGCCTTAAGGCACATCATTGCATCTGACCCATTCAGCTGGGATGATTTACCACCATGGATGTCAGAGCAGCACTGAGGCCATTGGCGCTGGCCATGCAGGCAGTGGGCAACATAGGCAGCCAGCTGCTGGTGGGGTCAGGTGGGGTCAATCAGGGTGCCATGGATCTGGCCAGGCGCAGAGTGGAGCAGGCAGCCATTGACGCAGGTGGCGCCACTGCCTGGGATTACTGGCCATACATCAGTGAGCCAGAGGCCAGAGCCATTGTGCCTCTCACAGCCGGTCTGCGCCTGCTGGCTGGCGTGGTCATGCAGATGCCACTCAAGCAGTACCGCGGAGAGGCAGAGGTCATCCCAGCTGCCTCTGTGGTCTCCAATCCTGCGCCAGCCAATGGAGGCACCCAGGCCAGCTATGTGGAGGCCTACATCAATGATGTGGCCTTGTATGGCAATCATGTGGCCATCATTGGGCCTCCAGACTCCACAGCCTGGCCCACATCCATTCTGCCTGTGGATGTCACCCAGGTCACCACAGCCAGGGATGAGGAAGGCCGCACCATCTTTGGCTATGCAGGCACTGATGTCTACCTGACCTCAGCTGATGTGGTGCATGTGGCTCTTGACCGGCGCAGTGGTGAGATAGCAGGCAGAGGCCTCATCCCCACCTTTGCAGCTGCGCTGCAGGCCACAGTCTCAGCTGAGGAATATGCAGCGCGCTACTTTGATGAGTCAGCCATCCCCACTGGTGTCATCACAGACAACAGGCCAGACCTGACCCAGGATCAGGCCAATGAGCTAAAACTGGCCTGGCTCAACACAGTGGGTGGGCGCAGGCGCACTCCCATAGTGCTGCCCAATACCACAGCCTTTAGCCCACTGGTGACTGATGCAGACAAGAGCCAGCTGGTGCAGGCGCGGCAGTGGAATGCACAGACTGTGGCCATGGCTATGGGCATTCCTCCATTCCTGCTGGGTGTGGCCACTGACCCCCACACCTATACCAATGCACAGAATGAGTTTGACCGGCTGCTCAAGACCAGCCTGATGCGCATGCTGGTGCCACTGGAGCAGCAGTTTGACCTGCAGCTGGTGCCTAGAGGCAACAGTGTCAAGTTTGACGCAGCCCAGCTGCTTAGGCCTGACATGGCAGCCAGGGTGAATATGGCCATAGCTGCCTTTAACGCTCACCTGCTGACTGAGCAAGAGGCCAGGCAGCTGATGGGTTACACAGGTGAGGGTGGGCCTGGGCTAGGCCCAGCTGCCCAGCAGGCACCCAATCCCACCGTAAAGCCTCAGCTGGCGCTGGTGCCTGGTGAGGCCTCATCCCCACAGACTGGAGGCAAGGCTAATGCGTGAGGTCAGGTTTGCTGCTCTGGAGACCTTTGAGCAGCGTGAGGATGGCATGACCTTTGGTGGGGTGGCCATCCCTTATGCAGAGGCCACCAGGATAGAGGGAATCTTTGATGGTGGGTATGATGAGATATTCACCAAAGGCGCATTCAAAAAGACACTGGCTGAGCGCAATGGCAAGCCTGTGCCTCTGCTCCAGAGCCATGACTATCGCAGCTGGGGGATTGGCTACGCAGAGCAGCTGGAGGAAACAGACAGAGGCCTGGAAGGCATCTGGCGCCTGTCTGATGTGCAGGGTGGCAGGGATGCCTCAGTGCTGATCCATGACAGGGTGCTGTCAGGCCTGAGCATTGGATTCGAGCCAGTCACTAACAGAATCACCAAAGGCAAAGACCGCGGTGTGGGGATGGTTGACCTGGTGGAGCGCAAAGAGGTCAAGCTATATGAGGTCAGCCTCTGCACCTTCCCAGCGTATGAGCTAGCAGCTGTCACAGGCCAGCGCAGCACAGGCCGGTCACTGGAGCAGCTGGCAGAGGTCAGAGACCAGCTGGTGGATAGGTTTGGGAGGATACGCAGATGGCCATAAGCAACAGGCGCAGACAGTCACTGCCTGCCTCAAAGGTGGGTTACCCAAAGAGCAGCAGGGTGGGTGGCAAAGGCAGGAACAGCTACCCACTGGACACTAAGAAAAGAGCGCAGAGCGCGCTGAGGCTGTCAGGCAAGAGCAACACAGCTGGCAGCTATCGCACCATTGAGCGCAAGGTCAACAGGCTGTATCCCAGCATCACCACCAGGCATCACAAAGGCAAGTGAGTGCAGCCAGGCGCACCGCGCTGCTCATCCTCTTTGGCGTGCTGGCGCTGGTGCTGGCCATCATTGTGCTAGTGCGAAACAAGAGCATTGACTCAGAGCTACTGGCCAGCCTGGGCCTGGTGGGTGGGCTGGCCATTGTGGTGGTCAGCCTGCCAGTGAGCAATGGAGGCAAGCATGAGTGAGGCAGAGCAAGAGGGTGCCACTGTGGTGTGTCGCCAGTGTGGGCTGGTCATTGAGGTCAATGCCAATGTGGCCATCATGCTGGAGCAGCTGCTAGAGCACACACTCAAGACCCACCCTGATGACCACCAGCCAGCCATCTGGCTGAGATAGGCCTGGCGCCAGGCAGGCGCTGGCCAGTCACTGCCTCTCTGAGGCAACACTATGCCCACCTGACCTGGCGCCAGCCTCACAGAGGCCCACAGAGGCCTCTGCTGGCAAAACAGAGGCCCGCACCTGTCACAGGGTGCGGGCCTCTGTCGCGCTGGAGGCAGCTGGTGGGAGGTTACCTGCCTACAGCCATGAAGGCCTCATCACAGACCTGGCAGGTGGGCTGGGCTGCATCCAGCACACCCTGGCTCACCCTGATGGCGTGGCCACAGCCACACACAGCCTTGAGCAGGTTGCGATTGCCACGCTTAGGAGGCTTGACCATGCCACCTGGGGTGATGGTGACAGTGGGCGCAGCCTCTCCACCCTCAGGTGCCTCAGGCTTAGGCAGGTGGTCAATGGTGGGGATGGCAGAGGCAGCTGATTTGGCCAGACCGGCTGTGATGACCTTGATTAGCTGCGCCCAGGTCTTTTCACCCTCTGGCGTCAGCGCGGTCTTTGTCCAGCCATGCCAGCCAGCCTGCTCCACTGAGAGGCCATGGGCCTCAGCTGTGGTCTTAAAGGTCACGTTGTGGCGCCCATTAGTGTCTGTGTCCAGAATCCCATTGGCCAGGTTGCGGCAGTGGGCTGCCTCATGCAGCAGGGTGCCAGCTACAGCCAGCGGGCCTCTGCGCAGATTCTCACCACTGATCATTAGCTCAAACCTGTCAGCGGTGGGGATGTCAGCGCCTGAGCCAGCTGCAGCCCAGACCTTTGCCACTGTGGTGTGACCCCAGGCCTTGCTGTCACGCTGCACCACAATGGTGACATTGGGCGCATCCTTAAACCTCTTTTGAATCAGTCTGTAGGCCTGCTCCAGTGCCTTTACAGCTGGGCTGAGGTCTGCGCCTAGTTCCATGACCGGCGCCTGGTCATCTGCAGCTGTGGCCTGGCTGGCCATCTGCAGTGGGCTGCAGATCAGGCAGTGGCCATCAATGATGCTGCCATGCTGGCCACATCCCTGGCAGGCCTTGCAATCCCAAATAGGCTCACCACACCAGCCACAGGTGGGGCAAGTGTGGCGCTCATAGCGCTGGAGCAGCTGAGCAATGGTGTTGCCATAGGTGCGCTGGTGGCAGTGCTGGCACTCCACAAAGTAGCCATAGGCATCACCCCGGATGCGCGGGCTGGGATTGGAGTGTTGATCGTAGGACATTGATGGCCTCTCTTTCATGGTGTGGGTGGGCATCACCACCAGTGTACCACACATCCTGACTTAAGTCAGCAAGAATCTGAGAGGCCAGCAGCTGACCAGCACTTTGTCACTCTCTGTGGTCACGGCTCGAGGCCGGCACCACCCAGAGTGGTCAAACTACAGGGATGTCACGCTGCCTCACTCACAGCTGTGCTACCCTGCGCGCCAGCACAGACCGGACGGCACAGACCAGGCCGCACAGCTGCACCTGAGCATGTGAGCGCACCATCTGAGGCAGTGAATCCACCTGCACAGATTGGAGCGAATATGCCCACCCTCCTAGAGACCATTAGGGACAGATTTGACGAGACTCAAGGCCGCATGCGTGGCATTGAGGATGCTGCAGCTGCTGAGAATCGAGATGAGCTAACTGAGGCTGAGCAGGCCACCTGGGATGAGCTAAAGGCCCAGGCTGACCGCTACGCAGAGAGGCTGGAAATCCTGGCCTCCAGGGAGACTCTTGACCAGCGGGCCTCAGAGACTCTGGCCCGCATCACCCGCGCTGCTGCCAGCCAGCCAGTGCCAGCTGCTGGTGACTCTGCGCCGGTCTATGAGTCTGCTGGCGCCTATGTGCTGGACTACATGAGGCAAGGCCATGGAGACAATCAGGCCAGAGCCAGGCTGCAGCGCGTGCTGGCCAATACCCTCACCAGTGACACTCCAGGCCTGGTGCCTCCCCAGGTCACAGGCAACCTGCTCTTTCAGCTGACAGCCAACAGGCCCACTGTCAATAGTTTCACCCATCCTGCGCTGCCTGCGGTGGGTATGAAGGTGCAGAGGCCCAACATCACCCAGCACACCAATGTGGCTGCGCAGGCCACAGAAAAGACAGAGGTCACCAGCGTGACCTTCAAGGTTGATCTGCTGGAGGCTGCGCTCAAGACCTTTGCAGGCCAGGCTGATGTCAGCTGGCAGCTGGCAGAGCGCTCCAGCCCAGGCGCCATAGACCTGATCTTTTCTGATCTGGTGGCCATGTATGCCAAAAATAGTAACGCGCAGTGCGTCAGTGACTTTGTAGGCGCTGTGCCTGCTGGGCCTCCATGGGTAGGCACGGCAGCCACGCTGGTGCCTGCACTGTCAGATGCAGTGGTGGCAGTGGCCTCCAACAGTCAAGACAAGGTGATGCCTACCACAGTCTGGATGGGCCTGGATGTCTTTGGCCAGATCAGTGGGCTGGTGGATGCTGAGGGCAGGCCCATCCTGCCCAACATTGGGCCTACCAATGCACCCGGCACATCTGATGCCACATCCATTGCCAACCTGCGTGGCCTCAATGTGGTCATTGACCCAGCCATCACTGGTGTGATGATTGTGGGCAATCCACGCTATGCAGAGTGGTATGAGACAGCTGGCGCGCCGGTCAGGCTGTCTGTCACTGAGGTCAGCATCCTGGGTTACAACATTGGCGTGGCTGGCATGTTCGCTAGCCTGCTGACTGACCCAGCTGCCTTCACAAAGATGGCTGTCACCATCACCATGGCTGCTGGTGCCTCTGCTGGTGGCTCTGGCGCACGCAGCAAGGCCTAGAGCTATGGCGGCCTTCACTCTGGATGACTACAAGGCCTGGGCGCGCATCACTGATGCTGTGGATGATGTGGCCATACAGCAGGCCATGGATGCGGTCAGTAATCACTTTGACCTGATCCTCAGGCCAGTCATCTGGAGTGATCCGCCACAGCCTCCACCAGCAGATGTGATCCAGGCAGGATTCCTTTACGTCAACAGGCTGCTGGCGCGGCGCAATAGTCCAGATGGGGTGGTGGGTGTGTCTGACCTAGGCACAGCCACCATCCAGCCATATGACTCTGACATCAAGAGGCTGCTAGGCCCATGGCTGGCAACGGTGCTGGCATGACCATGTTGGCCCGCGCTGAGGAAATAGTCAGCAAGCTAGAGGCAGCTGGCATCAGAGCCACCATTGAGCCAACCATGGCTATGGGCATCTTGCCATGTGTGCTGGTCAACATCCCAGCTGAGCGCACCAATGATGTGATGTGTGGCGCCACAGTGCGCTGGGCATTGGATTGCCTGGTGCCTGTGCCTAATGGCTGGGACAGAACAGCCTGGCAGCTGATGGAGCAGCTGATTGCAGCTGTGGAGGCCACCTTTGACATCCAGAGCAGCCGGTCACAGCCATTCCAAAGGCCTGGTGCTGCAGGCCTGCAGACATATCCCAGCTACGAAATGACTTTCAGAGAGGTAGTTGAGTAATGGCCATAGTTGAATCAAGACTGAGCAATGGCACGCTGAAGCTAGGCCCAACAGCCACGCAAAAGGATTTCAGCTGCCAGGTCACCAATGTCAGGATCACCACTGCCTATGAGGATGATGGAGACCCACTCACCACCCTCTGTGGAGATTTCAAGCCTTCAGGCCGCAAGATGACTGGCCAGAAACTTGAGGGTACTGTGGTGCAAGACTTTGATGTCTCCACTGGCATTGTGGGTTACCTGTGGGATAACAGCCTGGCAGTGCAAGAGTTTGAGTTTGTGCCTAATGACATCACCACAGGCGCCACCATCACTGGCTCAGTCATGCTGGAGATTCCAGCTGAGACCTATGGTGGTGATGTCAAGGCCAGGCTGACCTCTGACTTTGCCTGGAATATCCAGGGTGCGCCCACTCGAACCTACGCACCCTAGTGCCTGACACTGAGGTCAAGATCCTGGGCCTGAGCAGGCTTAGAGCCACGCTGCGTAAGGCTGGCGCCAACATGGATGATATGAAGGCAGCCAATCAGCGGGCCTCACAGACTGTCTCTGGCAGAGCGCAGGCCATTGGGCCTCATCGCTCTGGCGCGCTCATGGGCAGCCTGCGCAATCCCAGGATTGCCAGCAGAGCAGTGGTGCGCTCCAATCTGCGATATGCGCCGGTCATCCACTATGGCTGGCCTGGCCATCACATCAGGCCTCAGCCATTCCTGACCAGCGCAGCTACGCAGACTCAAGACCAGTGGCTCAGAGAGTATGAGGCTGACCTGCAGCGCATTGCTGACTCAGTGGAGGGTGCATGAGTACATTTCGCAGGCGCTATTGCATCACCCTGGATGGTGAGAAATATGAGGTCATCACCATGGCTGGTGACCACCTGAAGGCAGAGGAAGCAGTGAGCAGGGAGGGTAGAGAGCTAACCCAGGCGCCGGTCTTGCTGCAGATGCGCCTGATGTTCTATGCCTTCCAGCGCACCTATCCAGACCACCCTCTGCAGCGTAACTGGCAGGGATTCCTGGCTGTCATGGATGACCTGGATGACCTGGATGCAGAGGCTGGTGACCCATTGGACCCTACCCAGCAGGTGGATTAGGAGAGGCTGCAGTGGGCCTAGCTGTGGTGACTGGCGTGCCTCACACCATCTGGCTGGATGACCCAGCTGCCATGACCACTGCGCTGCTCATCCTAGAGCGCGTGGCAAGGGCTAGAGAGGCCAGCTGATGGCAGCCAAACTAGAGCTACAAATCATCACCAATGCCACTCAGGCTGTCTCTGGATTCAAGAAAATAGACCAGGCAGCTGGTGAGACTGGCAAGAAAACACAGGCATCAGGCAGCAAGATCAGTGGCGCCATCAAAGGCCTGGCCACTGGCTATGCAGCCATCAAGGTGGTGGAGTGGGGGAAAAATAGCGTCAAGGCTGCAGAGGAATCTGCAGTGGCGCACAATCGCTTGCTCACTGTGATGAAGGGTGCTGGCGACACCACAGGCAAGGCCACAGCTGCAGCTGAGAAATATGCCACCAGCCTCTCTAAACAGACTGGCATTGATGATGAGGTCATCATGGGCGCCCAGGCCATCTTGGCCACCTTCCACAGTGTGGCTGGCGAGACAGGCCGGTCAGCTGGGATGTTTGACAGAGCCACAGCTGCAGCTGCAGACCTGGCAGCTGCTGGGTTTGGAGACCTCAACAGCAACGCAGTGCAGCTGGGCAAGGCGCTGGAAGATCCCACCAAAGGCATGACCGCGCTGGCTAAGAGTGGGGTGACCTTCACTAAGGCCCAGAAAGATCAGATTGCCAACATGCAAAAGAGTGGCAATCTGCTGGGCGCACAAAAGATAGTCATGGCAGCTGTAGAGGATCAGGTCAAAGGCACTGCAGCTGCCACAGCCACAGGCAGCGCAAAGATGGCAGTGGCCATGGGCAATGTGCAGGAATCCATTGGCAATGCGCTGTTGCCTGCCATCCAAAAGATCACACCCGCGCTGGTCAAGGTCTTTGGATTTGTGGAGCGCAACAGCAGCTGGCTGGTGCCTTTGGTCATTGGCGCGGTCAGCCTGGCTGCCAGCCTCATGGTGGTCTCTAAGGCCATCACAGCTGTCACTGCTGCCATCAGGATTGGCACCATGGTCATCAAGGGCATCCAGATAGCCTGGGCCATCCTCAATGCGGTCTTTGCTGCCTCACCCATTGGCCTCATCATCATTGCCATTGTGGCGCTGGTGGCTGCGCTGGTGGTGCTGTATCTCAAGGTGGATTGGTTCCGCAAGGCTGTGGATGCAGCGCTGCGTGCAGTGGTCTCTGCCTTCCAGGCAGCCTGGGATGGCATCAAGGCTGGGATCAATGCGCTGGTGGGATTTGTCCAGCGCTGGGGTCAGGTATTCCTGGCAGTGATGCTAGGCCCATGGTATTTAGTTTTCCGGCTGATAAAGGCAGCCATCACTGGTGGCTGGTCTGGAGTGATGCGCGAGATTTCAGGCTGGGTGGGCATGATTTCCAGAGCAGTGAGCGCGATAGGCTCAGTCATTGCCTGGCCATTCCAGCAGGCCTGGGGATTGATCCAGAGCTACCTGCTTAACCCACTGCGCGGCGCCTTTTCTGGCGTGGCAGGCGCCATAGCAGGCGCTCTGTCTGGAGTCTTTGGCGCCATCACTGCACCCTTTAGAGCAGCCTGGGATTGGATACAGAGCAACATCCTAGGCCCGCTGCGCGGCGCCTGGAATGCTGTGGCTGGCGCCATCAGTGGCATCCACTTTTCTGTCAAGGTGCCTGATTGGGTGCCTGGCATTGGAGGCAAAGGCTGGGAGTTTAACGGGCCAAACATCCCCAGGCTGCAGCGCGGAGGCCTGATGACAGCCTCAGGCCTGGTCTATGCCCATGTGGGAGAGGTCATCACCCCAGCACCACAAGCAGGCCGGTCAGGCCCAGCTGTCAACATTGAGCATGCCCACTTTTCAGAGCGCATTGACGTAGATGTCTTGATGCGCCAGGTGGCCTGGCAGATGCAGGTGCAGAGAATATGACTGACTGTGTACGGCGCGCCTGGCTAGACCTCAATGGGGCCATCATGCCTCTGGAGGATGAGGCTGGAGGCTGGGTCTGCACCCAGCTGGAGCTAGGCTGGCCAGAGGTCAGGGATGTGGTCAGCAATAGGCCTGACCAGCATGGCACTGATGACTTAAGCCAGTATTGGGCCTCCAGGCAGGTCAGTGCAGATATCACCTGCTATGGCATAGAGGTAGATGGCCTGGCTGCTCAGTTTGCGCCGTATATGGTGCCATCAGTCAGGCCGGTCTTGCATTACATACTGGACAGAGCAGGCGCACCTGAGCGCACCTTGACGCTCAGAGCAGCTAACTATGCCTGGCCCATCACAGGCAAGCAGCGCAGGAATGTGCAGCTGCAATGGGTGGCGCCTGATCCTGTGGCGCGTGATGTGGTGGTCAAGAGTGAGGGTGCCTGGTCTGGCTCTACCAGCCCACCTGGGCGCGCTTATGACCTGCGCTTTAATCGCATCTATGCGCCTGGCTCAGGTGCGCCGGTCAATGCCAGGCTGGAGAATCATGGTGATGTGGCTGTGGCGCCACTCATCAGGATCTATGGGCCTATCACAGGCCCACAGGTGCATGTGTGGGCCATGTACGCAGACCATCAAGACTATTTCACCCTGATCTTTAGGCCCACCCTCACCATAGATGCGGGCCATTGGGTGGATGTTGACAATGAGCGCCACACCTGCTGGCTGGATGGTGACGATACCCAGCCGGTCACAGACCAGCTGGATTGGATGGCCTCCAGGTGGGTGGTGCTGGCGCCCATGCCTGTCTGGCATTCCATGGCGCTGATGGGTAGCACCACATCAGGCATCACACAGGCCCAGGCCATATGGCGTGATGGATTCCTCACATGACCTGGCCAGCTGGGCGCAGACCGGCGCAGAGAGGCCTTAGGCCACAGCCTCAGCTGGGTAAGCCTCCACCCATTGAGCGCGGCAGGTGGCGCCTGACGCTGCATGAGCGCCAGTTTGCTCAGGCGCTCAGCTATCAAGACACCATCATCACAGAGATCTCTGGCGCACGCTCCAGGCAGCTGAGCCAGGAATACAACAAAGCAGCCACCTTCACCTTTGCGCTGGATGGCACATCAGCTGCAGCCAGGCTGGTCAAAGAGCTAATGACTGATGTGGTGGCCTGGCGCTGGGATGAGCAGCAGGCAGTGGATGTGCCGGTCTTTAGAGGCATAGTGGCGCAGAGTCAAGACAGCATCAGTGAGCAGGCTGACACTGTGACCTTTACAGCACACAGCTATCTGGCCATGCTGGAGCGCAGGCTGCTGACCACCAGGGTGACCTATGCCCAGCAAGACCAGGATTTACTGGTCATTGACTTTCTGGCTAGAGCTAAGGCCATGACTACCACCACAGGCGCCAGCCTTAGCCCAGGCAGTTACCTGCCATTAGTGGCCAACACAGTGCTGCCTGATGGCCAGTGGCGCAGCACCTATAGCGGTCAGCTGCGCGATCGCACCTATGAGGCCCAGCAGAAACTGGATGAGGCCTTATTCAACCTGGCTGCCTGTGAGAATGGGTTTGACTTTGATGTGCAGCCTCAGTCAGGCCAGGGTGATGACTATGTGCGCATCTTCTATCCCAATCAAGGCATGCTGCGCACTGACCTGGTGCTGGAATATGGCAGCAGCGTTAGCGCTCTGTCTCGCAGCGTCAACAGTGGAGACTATGGCAATGCCTGGACAGTGGTGGGTGGGCCTAGCAATCCCAGTGACCCCAGCGCACCACCACTTATCTCTGAGCGCATCAGCGCTGATGCCAATGATGTCAACAGGGTGCCAGTGGGCCTTTGGCAATCTGGAGACAATGCCTCTGATGTCTCTGTCAAGGCCACCCTGGATCAAAAGGCAGGCGCAGACCTGGCCATGGGTGGCCTCTTGCTGCCCAGCTACAGCCTCACCATCAGGCCTGGGTGGTATAGCTGGGGGAATCCCAACATGGGCGATACCGTCACCCTGCGCATAAGAGCAGGCAGGCTGGATGTGGATAGTGAGGTCAGGGTGCTGGGCCTCAGTTTTGACATCCATGATGATGGGGGTGAGGCAGTGCAGCTGCTGGTGGGCAGGCCTGACGTGCAGTTTGCAGACCTCTTTACAAAGGCAGACAGAGACATCAATGCTCTGGCTAGGAGATAGACCATGACTAGATACACACCATTGTGGCTCCAGAGTGGCTCTTACGCTGCCTCTGTTGACCGGCGCCTGATGGGTGCCATATGGCCTGATGCGCGCTGTGATGGCTGCGCAGTGACCTTTAACAGTGCCATGGTGGTGGATATAGCGCCTGGCTCTGTGGTGGTGCCGACAGCCAATGGCACAGGCAGCAGCCTGTGTGTCTCTGACGCGGTGGAGCAGGTGCAGCTGTCTGCTGCGCCAGCCTCAGGCCTCAACAGGATTGACCTGGTGGTCTGCACAGCCAGAGGCACTGACCTGGATGGTGGCACCAACAATGACTTTGTATTTACAGCAGTGCAAGGCACAGAGGCAGCTGCTGGCTCAGAGGCTGCACCAGCTGTGCCAGCTGGCTCAGTGGCGCTGGCGCAGATCAGGCTGGTGGGTGGCTCAGCTGCCATAGATCCACTGCAGATCAGTGATGTCAGGCCTGGCACAGCAGCCTCACCTGTGGCCTTCCCTCCTATGCACCCTGGCACACCATTGATGGCCTATCGCAGAGCCACCAGCGCAGGCCAGGCCATCACCACTGGCGCCTGGTCCAATGTCAGTAACTGGGCCAATCCAGCTGATCTGGATGTGGGTGGTGGCACCTGGGATAGCTCCAGCGGTGGGTCATTGATAGTGCCGCGCCGCGCGCTCTATCAGATCACTGCTGCAGCAAACTGGTATTTGACCGGCACCACCTTCACAGGCAGGCAGGTGGACTTTGCAATACAGGTGAATGTGAATGGCGCAGGCGCAGGCCTCTGCCTCACATCCACCCACTTGAGCAATCTGCAGTATGGCACCTATGTGGTCTATCACAGCCGCACTCAGTCACGCATCCTCAATGCTGGCAGCAAACTAAGCCTAAGCGCCTATACATACAACGCACCTGCCAGCTATAACCTCAACAGTGGCAATACCTGGCTAGAGGCAATCGAACTTCCGCATGTGGTCTAGGAGGCTACCCAATGAGTTATCTAACACAGGCCCAGCTGTATGGTGATGGTACCTTCCAGCAAAGATCCGCCAGTGCAGCTACAGAGCAGGCAGCCCAGCCTCATTCAGCACCCATTGATGTGGCACTGGCTAGGGATGTGCAGCGTGGCAATGGAGACCAGCTGCTGGCCTTTGCCAGACTCAATGCAGCTGGGCCTGGCATAGCTGACAAGGTGGCGCAGCCTGACGGCACCATAGATCAGAGCCAGGTCACTGATGCTGACCTGCTCAGCCTGACTCAGGCAAACTGGCCAGTGGTAGCAGGCCTCTACTATGCAGCAGATGGCAGCCCACTGTGAGCGCCATCTATGTGAGTGTGGGCCATGGGGTCAGGCCCAATGGCACCTTTGACCCAGGCGCAGTGCATACAGCCACAGGTGTGACTGAGTATGAAGGCAACAGGGAGCTAGCCAGGGTGGTCACAGACCAGCTGCGCTCCAGAGGCCACACAGTCACATCAGAGGCTGACGCTGCCAATAAGACTGACGCTGACTACCAGGGATCAGTGGATGCGGTCAACGCAGGCAGCTACCACCTGGCGCTGGATCTGCACCAGGATTGGGAGCAAGGCAGCAGCGCGCTGTGCTGGCCTCTAGTGCATCCCAATGGCACAGAGAGCAAGCGCATAGCCAGCCAGGTCATCAGCACCTGCAATGCCGCGGGCCTCTCCACCAAAGGCCCAACAGACCGCACTGACTTATGGTGGCTCAATGGCACAGACTGTGCAGCCATCCTCATTGAGGCTGGCAGGGTAGGCACACCCAGGCCAGTGGCAGACCTGGGCGAGGCCATAGCCATTGGCATTGACATAGCCATGGGTGGTGACGCACTGCAAGAGCCACCACTGCTACCAGCTGAGCAGCCTGGTGCTCCACCTGGAGACAGCACCATTGCCAGTGATGACTACCCACCCTGGCCAGGCACACTGCTGGAAGATTACACAGCCGGTCATGGCACAGCTGCATGGCAGGCACAGATGGCTAAGCGTGGCTGGGCCATAGACATAGATGACCAGTATGGGCCAGCCTCAGCCCAGGTGGCTCATGCCTTCCAGCTGGAGAAACAGCTGCAAGACATTGATGGCATAGTGGGTGATGAGACCTGGGTGGCAGCCTTCACCTTGCCAGTGACCTGAGGCCTGAGCGCTACAGACTGAGGCACCAATGAGATTCAGCAATCCCCCCAACAGATCAGCAGTGAGCAAGGCTGGTAGCACCAGGCAGTGGCGCATAGTCAGAGCGCTGGTGCTGCAGCGTGATGGGTATGTGTGTCAGATCAGAGGCCCGCACTGCACACACACAGCTACCCAGGTTGACCACATACAAG